CGTGCCGTCCACGCCCGTGCCCGTCACAGAAACCTGGTCAGTGACCAGTTGTGATTTGCGGAACTTGATGTTGCCCAAGCGGCTGAACCGCCCGGTGCCCACCGTGTTCTCGCCCGACCGCGCCACCGCGCCCCAGATGCTTTGGTTGATGAGGAAGTTGGTGTCAGCGGCTACGCTGGCAGAGATCCGCCCATGCACCCATGCAAACCGTTGCAGGTTGTCGGCGCCCGGTTCCTCGTCCCCGCCCGGGAACTGGCTCTCATCCATCGCCTGCGGCAAGTCCGCAACAAACGTGGACAGGTCGGCTCCCGCAACGTTAAACGTGTGACCGCCCGCCGCGTTGGTGAAGGCCGGCGCGAACACCACCGTATCCGCCGTCGCGTTGTCGTTGCTGATGCGTTTGCTGCCGTTGAAGGCCGTGGTGATGAGCTTGTAAATGATGTATTCGCCAAGCGCATACATCTGCGGAGTTTTCATTTCGTTGAACAACTGCCGCGCCGTTGAACCCATCATGTTCTGGTTGAACGAGATGGGAACGCCCGCGTGCGTGTCCAAGTACACGTTCACGTCCGTAGTGCCGGAGCCGCTGCCGCCTTTCCATGCGTAGTTGCCCGACCCGACAATGCCCGCCGTGCGGTCGTTCTTGAGTTGCACCCCCGGCACATTGATGTAGCGGGTGATGACGTTCTGGCCGAAGAACACCGGCTGATTGCTGACATCCGTGGTGATGTCCGACAGGAGCGCCAACTGGTTCTTGAGGAAGCCAAGGTTCCACTGGAGCACCAGTCCGGTGTTGAGCGTTCCCACCGTGGCATCCGCCGTTTGCAGGTCAGCGTGGGTTGTGTCATTGCCCGCCGCCTTGATGACATCCGCCGCCGTGAAGTTCGCTCCGGCCTGAATCAGGTCGGCAATCTTCTTGATGATGACTGACCGCTCGCACGAGGCTTTGACGGCATTGGCAATCTCCGTGGCGTTCTCGCGGCAGGCACGAATCAGACCGCCGTTCTTCAATTCCTTGGTGAACGGTTCCGAAGCGTGCAGGTAGCCTTTCACCAGTGCTTTGACGTTGTTGTCCTCGTCCACGTCAACCGGACTGGACGGGATGCTCCGGTCTTGCAGGTCGTCCTTGGACGCCTTGACCGGCAGGTTGTTGACGTAAGCCACGCCCAAGCCCGGCTTGTTCAACTCCAAGTCAAGGGCCGTGGCGCGAATGGTCGCGGCGTCCTCTTTCGGTGCCAGCGCGTGCCGTTCGCGGGCGGCGGCAATCGCGTTGTCCACCGCAACCTCGGCGCTCTGCTTGAGTTGTTCAGCGGCCTTGACCGCGTTCTGCCGCGCCGTCCATTCGGATTCGGTCACGGCGTACTCCTCGGCCTGAAGCAACAAGAATTGCTCCGGCGTCACGTCTATCCGTGTGCCCACTTCCCAACCTTTATCAGCGTGGGCCTTTACGATAACTGCTTTCATCGTTTGCTTTCTGTTTTCTGTTCTTATTGTCGCCCTCGTTGTTATCGGGGGGCACCCGCTCGACTCGACGGAGCCGAGAACTTTCCGTGCGCATCGGCACGCGCCGCCGCACGCAAATCGTCCAGCACATCCTCGGCGCACTTGGCCGGGCCGCGCTGGGGCCGCTCCGGCACGCTTGCCGATATGATGGCTTCTATCTGGTTTCGCCGCTCGGCCAGACCCGCCAAGACCGTTTCAGCGGTCGGTTCGGGCACGGCTTGGTCATCCGCCTTGACCGGCTCTGGCTCCGGTGCTGGGTCTTGGGCCTCTGGCTCCGTGGCTTCTGCCGGCGCGTCGGCTTTGCTCGCCTTGACAGGTGGCATCGCCAGAAACGCCGGTTTGTTGGTCAACGCGCCCACAACAAAATCCACGCCGGTCAATCGGGCCGGGTTGGTCTTGCTGCCGCGCACACCGTCCGGGAATGTCCAGTGGCCGTCCTCGGAACGCACCGCCTTGTCAAACTCGGCATCAGCCAGAAACGACGGCGACCATGAGCGGTACACCCGGCCATTGACGGCCTCGGCCCCGTAGCTCGTGGGCAGTCCGCCTGAAACAATCACGCCTTGCTCGCCGTCCTGCTCGCCCCAGGTGAACTTGGTGGCGTCCGGTTGGAACCGGATGGTGGCCTTCTTGCTCTCGTGGTCTTCGTCGCCGTAGGGTTCTTGCTTCGGGCGTGAGGCGCACAGTTGCTCGAAGGACTTTTGCAGGATGTCGGCGGTGGCTTCATCCACCACAACCGAAATGGTGATGCTGTCGCTCTTGCGGAAGCCGGCGGTGATGGTATGCACCCCGGCGGGCGCGTAGATGAATGACACCGGCTCGGTATCACTCCACGGCTTGGACGCGCTGATGGTGATGCCGACGTTGGCCCGGCACTGAATCACGTTCTCATTCATGGCGTCTCTTTCTTGGTGCAACGGAGCTTGTCCGGCTGGCCGGGGTTGACTTTTATCAGGCCCCGTTTGTCAGTCGGGTTAATGCCTTTAATCACGTAGGGCTCAGGGGTCTTGGCCTTGTCGGCGGACTTGAGCTTTTTCCTGGGTTTCTCGTCACTCATAGAGGTTAATACGGTTCTGGGCGGCGATTTGGTTCATCAGCGTTTGCAGGGTTTCCCATTCGCCATTGGGTTTGCCGGACGCCTGGGCCTCGGCAATCAGGGATTGCATGGTTTGCAGTTGGTCAGGGGTTGCCGCCGCCAAGGCATCCCGCAAAGCGTCTTTGTGGAACCGGCGATAGTGCGAACCAACGGATTCGTCGTCTTGGTCATCCTCGGGCGGTTCATCTTCAATGCCGGCTTCCTTGTCCATGCCGCGCTGGTTGTTGTCGCCCTGCGGGTTATCGCCGCCGGCCCCAATCTCGGCCATGCGCTGCATCTTGATGGTCTGCCGTTCAAGGGCCTGTTTCCAGCGCTCTTCCTCGGTCAACGCCTCGGATTGCTTGCCAATCACGCCGCCGGTGATGACCTCCTCGCCCGGTTGCGGCTGTGACAAGCCAATGATGCGATAAACGTCGTAGGAACGGATGGGCACACGGCATTGAGCGGTCAGGATAGCCATGCGGTTCGCGGCTTCGAGCGGCGATTCGATGTGCGTGAAGTCGGCTTCGATGGTCGGCACTTCACCCGCTTGCTCGCCCCAGTTCTCTTTGACCAACCGGGTGGCAACCTGTTCTTCGAGGATTTCGGCAATCCAATCGGCAATCGCTTCGAGTTTCTCCTGCTTGACGCTGGCATGGACGGCCCCCAAAGCGTAGCTGCCGCTCCCTTGCTTGCCGTAGTCGCTGGTCAAGGTCTGGCCCAAGAGCAGTTGCACGCACCACTTTTCGGCCAGGTCAATCATCACGCGCATGGGATTATCCCCGGTCAACGATTGCGCCGGGAACAAGTCCGGTTTCAAGTCCGGCGAGTTGCGCGGATAAATCATCCAGCCCTGGGCGGCGCATCGCTTGGCCGCTATCTCGAAGCGTTGGCGTTCAGACTCGGGGATGCCGGGTGTGTAGGGGATGGCGATAAACGGCGCACCCCACCGCTGGCCCATGTTCCGCATCCAATCCATCGCATAGACGATGTTGACCCAACTCAGGGCCAGGCACCGCATTTCTCCTGCCCCCAACGGACTGCCGCTCTTGCTCTTGTACTTGGCAACGACGAATTTGGACGGGTTCGTCAGGATTTGGCGGTTGACCTGGTTGTGGAAGATGAGCGGGTCGCCCCGGAACTCCTGCGCCACGCCAATGCTGCCGTCGCTCTGGACGCCATAATGACGCGGGTGAACCCATGCGGAGGCGCGAATCATGTCCTCGGGCAGGCCGTCCGGGCCTTTCCGGCCCAAATCCCACAGCAATTCAACGATGCTGACTCCGTTGGCGATAGCGTCCGTGAGGTCAAACACCATGCCCCGGAACCCGTCCTCGTCGCGGAACCTGTCCGGCTCGAAGCTCTTGAACGCCCGGGCTACCAGCGCGGCCTTGGCTTTGGCGGACTCGGTTGGAGCGTCACCCTCGCGCCCGACGTATGGCACCACCTTGAACCGCACCATTTTGACGGCGGAGCGCAGTTCGGTCAGGGCCTTGCGGAAGGTGGGCCACGTGTCCATCATCTTCTGCGTCAGTTGGGTTTGCTGCCACAGATTGCCCGCGAGCGCGGCCCGGAGAATCATGGCGACCTGCTTGGGTTCGAGCAGTTCGGGCAGGGCCAAGTACCAATCGCTCAGGGCGTTGCCGTGGACGGCCCTTCCGGCGAGGTCGCTGTCCGGCGCGGCGGGAAACGGTCGTTCCCGGGCGGGCATGTCGTGTTGCGCGGCGCGAGTCAGGAACGGGAAGTTGGTGGATATTTTCAGGCCGAACATGGCGGCGAAGGATGAGACATGGGCGGGCCAAAGCGAGCGTGTGACGCTTTCCTCAGCCCGTCCACATCCCACAACCTGTCAGTACAGCTACTACTCAACGATGCAAGCTATGACACAAACGCAAGCGGATGTCCATAGGTTGCAACAATTTAAGTCAAAAAAGTTTGGCGGGGGTGTATTAGCGAATCTGACGGTTGACGGTGAGAAGCCAGCCGAGCGCGAGCGGCGGCGGTTTTGCGGCGGGCCGTTTCTTAGCATTGCGTCTCATTGCCGGTTGGTACTTCCTCCTTGAGCAGGCCCGGAACACCGTCGTCAACGCCCGGCTGGCAAAGTCAGACAATCTTCTGTTCATTGAGCAGTTTGTAAAGGATGCGGTCTTGGAGTTCTTCGACTTCCGTAGGTTTGAGGAAGGGCAGGATGTCGTTGTCATTGAGGAACACATTGATGAGTTCGACGGTGGGCGGCAGGCCGAGGTCGTCGGGTTTGTTGCGGGCGGGGTTTCGGCCCGGTTTGACTTGGTACTCGACGACGACGCCACAGGTCAACTCGAAGTCCTGATAGAGCGGCTTGCCCCGAGGGAAGCGCAGCTTGACAAGATTACAACCGATTCTCATGTCTTAGGCTCCGCGCCGAGGGTTCGGCAGTAGGTGGCAAACTCGCTCAGGCTCCGCACCACGGTCGGTTGCCAGCCCAACCGTGTCGCCCATGCCGCCAACGCGCCTTGTTCCCGTGTCAGCTTGCCGGTCTTGGTCTTGCACTCCACCAACAGCAGCACCGGATACTCGGCCAGTATCACAAAGTCCCACTCGCCCTTGGTGCGGTAGGCCCGATGTGCCATGCTGCCGTGCAACGCCAGCCAGCCGCTGGCATCGCACACACGCATGATTTCGTTGTGAAGCTCAGACTCACAGTCCACGGCATCCGGCGGCGCGTCCGGCTCATCCGGCGGCGGAGCTTTTGTCCATGCGCCGGTTGCGTCCCGCCGCCAGCCCTTGGCGGTGAGGGCCAGTTCAAGGTCGCGCTCGTTCATTCGGCGGTTCCCCATGAGCCGCGTTCGGCCAGCCAGCCCCGTTCGCGGGCGGCCTGCGGGTGTTCGTGAATCCAGCGGTGGCCGATGCGCGAGACGGCCAGCCAGTAGCGTTCGTCGTTGAGCAGGGTGCCGATGCGGCCCCGCGTGTGGTGGACTTCTGCGACCGGAACCTTGCGTTTCCAGACGGCCAGCGCGACGGGACAGAGCTTGTTGCGGAGTTTAGCGAGGAAACGGTCGCGGCGGGTGCGATAGGATTCGCGGGCTTGGGACTTGCCGTTGCGCGGGCGGTTCGGGTTCCGGCGCGGCAACGCCGACAACCACAGAGCAGGCTTGGTCTTGCGTTTCATGGATTCAATCTTGTGTCCGTTATGTTCTACTGCCTTTCCGCCGCAACGCGACGATGCGTTGTGTCACCTCAAACCGCAGATACCGAGCCGCCCGCCGGATGTGCTTGCACTCGTACCGGAGCGCGGGCATCTGGCCTTTGCTTAACTCGACCTCGCGCCGCATCTGGAAATCCATGCAATCGCACTTCCCGTTGCCGTGGTAGCACGTCAGGTCAACCCGGTACGGTTGCTGGCCCGAGTCGCTCGCCACCCAGAACACCAGCGTCTCATCCGCGTCCGGCTCCACGCCCGGCACCAATCGCCGCAACGGTATCACAGCGTCTTGTTTATCACTTCCTGCGCGTTCACGTTGACCTGCAATATCCGCCCATGCAGGAATCCAATGGCACTGAACACCCGCGCCATCGCCTTCGTGTATTGCGATTCCGAATAAGAATCTATCCCGACGACGTAAATGTTCAGGGCCGTGCGCACGTCCGAGGTGTCCAGCGTTTCAACCGTGGAATTGTGGTTCGGGAAGATGGCCTTGGTCAACTCATCCGCCAGCGCCACAATGTCATCCCTCGGCCAGAACTTCTTGGGCTTGAACGGGACGCGGCTCTCCGCCGGTGAACCGTTCGATTCCACCCGCCCGTAGCTGACGTATTGCTCCTCGTTCCTGAACAGCATCTTGGTCAACTGCACCATCGAAGCTATCACGGTGCCGTTGGCTCCTACCAATCGCCGGGCGTCGTTCGGGTGCGCAACAATATCGATGTCGGCCCGGTTGCGCGTCACCGCCACCTTGAACTGCACTTGGTCAGGATAGCGCGTCATGCTCCGCGCCACCTTCGCCATGAGCTTGAGCTTGTCATCCAGCGTCGTCGGGTTCGGTATCATGCTCATTCGCCGTCTCCTTTCCCACGCGCCACAACCTTGCCGTAGTCGTCATCCTCATCCAGCAACGGCATCTGGTTCGGGTCGGCCAGTTGTTGCGAGAGTGAATCCGATACACTGTTGGCGAATCGGATGGTCACCTTCACTATCGGCGCGGCTCCGGCACAGTCTATGTCCGCCGAGAACCCCACCACCAACCGCTGGCTTTCGTTGAAGCTGATGAAGTCCTTGATTTCGCGCGCGTGCGAGTCATACAAGTCGCCCACACACCGCAACACCGTGTCGCGTATTTGTTGGTCTAGTTCTTTCATACGATTTTGATTACATCCGCCAACGGGCCAAGCAGTTCGTTCTTTTCCAGCAGGTGCAACAGCGTGTCAAACCCAATCAGCACCTTCTTCTTCGACGAGTAGCGTTTCTTCACCAAAATGCCTTCCAAGGACATCTCGATGACATACTGCCCGTCCAACGCCCAATACTTCACCCGGCCCGTCACTTTATAGCGGCGCGGCTTCGTCTCACCGCTGTAATAGGTCGCGTAGCCTTTGCTCTCAACCATGCCCGTTTTAGTTTCGGCTTTCTCGATTGTCATAGTCAACTTTCTGTGTCAAACCTTTTCGCGGTAGGATGCCCAATCCGCCTGAATGATTCCGCCCGTCTCGCGCAAACGACTGACGATAGCCGGGCCGAGAGACAACTCGGCCTGCCGGACATCCTGGTTGGAAATTAACAGCGTATCGGTAAGGTCATTGTAGCGGTGGTTCAGCAGTTCGTAGAGCAACAGCCGTTCCCACTCGCTCTCCCGCCTCTGGGCCAGTTCGTCTATGACCAGCAAGCGCGGACGCCGATACTGCGCCAGCACCTTGGCCTCGGGCTTGCCTTGGCCGTCGTAGCCCGCCTTGATTGCCATGAAAAACTGGGTCGCCGTGCTGAACAAGGCCGACCCGCGCCGTTCGGTCAGGATGAACTGCCTGATGAGTTCCACGCCGAGTTGCGTCTTGCCGTTGCCGCGCAGGCCGGCCAGAACAATCGTGAACCCGGTGCCGAGCTTGCCAAGAATCCGCTCGTAGGCCACATTCCACGGCCCGGAACGGTCAAGCGGTTCCCGGTTGGCATGGCGCAACGGCACATTCGATGCCGCCAACGCCCCGGAAATCACCACCTGCCGAGCCTGCTGGCGAGCTTCGATGTCGGCCTCGGACGGCTCGCAAACGCCAGGGCCATCCCGTAGCGGCCCGCCAAAGCACGACACGCGGACATCGCCGGCCTTGACGACGTTGCCGGAAGCGCCTGAAACGGTAATCTTTACCTCGCGCCGCCGCTGTTCAAGCCGGCGCTGACACTCTGCCAGGGTAGGTTCGCTCATAGCTTGATGATGGGGATGGTCAGGTGTTCTTCGATTTGGTTGCCGTCTGAGCGTCGCGCACCAGATGCCTCGTTTCGGGCCTTAATTGCCGCCAGGTTGCGTTGCAACAGCGAAAGGGTAGCAGACTGCCCCCGGAACGCCGGGAAGCTGCTAATGGCATTTGCGGCGCAAAGAGACACTAACCCGTCAATCGTCTCGCCGGACGCCAGCATTTCCTCCCCGGCAACGAGTTCCTGCTGGATCTGCTTCGGGGCGGATACGCAGTAGGTTCTCGGAAACTCATCCTTGAACCGCTTTACCAACTGCCGAGCTTCATCCGAAATCTTCTTGGCGGAGCCGTTATATTTTCTATGACGGTTATTGGTAGGTTCATTGTAGGTTAATATGGGGGTGCCATTTTGACACCCCTGGGGCGTCAATTTGACACCCCTGGGGTGACACAGCTTTGACACCCCTGGGGCGTCAATTTGACACCCCTCAACTGGCTCTTTCTCCAACGGGATGTCTTGCTGCGTTTTTGTGTCGTAAGTCTCATCGTTTTCGTAGTTTAGGCGATAAACTGTGCTCTGTCGTCCGTTTCCGACTCGTTTCAAGCTGATTTTGCCAATCTTTACCAGTCGTTGGAGAGTGCGCTGGACTGTTCTGGCACTCATACGTGTCTTTTCTCCAAGGCGGCTCTGCCCCGGCCACGCAATACCGTCATCATTGGCGTGGTCTGCCAAGGCCAGCATCATGGACAAGTCAGAATGCTTCTTGATGTCTTTATCCTTCCAAACGTAGTAGATGTATTTAACACTCATAATGTAGTTTTATCAGTTTATGTTTATTGCCTTGAACCACTGATTGCCGGACAGCGGCAGATAGTCCTCGGCGGTGATGTCTATGATGAAAGCCTGGTGTATGGTGCCGTCTCGGATGAATTCGTTGAGCCGGAGAATGAGCGGCGGCTTGGAGTCCGGCTCGGCCAAGGACATGTCGGCCATGACGATTTTAGCTGGCAAGGCTTGACAGAGCGCAATGGCCAAGGCAGTCTTGAAGAGTGCTTGTTCTGTCAATGTTGACTGAGCATAAATCTGCAACCATGAGCCGCCCGTGACTTCGCTTGTCCGGTCGCGCTCGGTTGCTACCCGTCCGAGGACGCCGCGCTTGAAGTCCAGCGGCGAGTTAATCAGACCGTCAAGAAACCGATTGGCGGTGGCAAGGAACTTGCCGAGGGTGGCTTCAACGAGCGCGTCCCGTTCCTCCGCAAAGATTTTGCACGCGGCGAGCTTGACGTTCTGGCGGCACCTGTGCTCGTTCAGGCGCAGTTCGAGATTGATGATTTCGGCTTGAAGCCGCTGCCGTTCAAGGAACAGCGCGTTCACCCGTTCGAGTTCGGCAACTTCCTTGTTGGCCTTGAAGATGTCCGGCGAGGCTTGGTCAATGAGTGTGGCGAGCCGTTCACGGGCGGTGGCGAGTTCGTATGATACGTCCCGGCAGATGGGCAGTTCCATGCTCCTGGCAATAATCTGGTCATTGAGCCAGTCGCCGTGCTTGTCCTGTGTCTGCATGTCATCAAAGATATTCATGCAGAGACTCATCAATGCTTTGTGTGCGTTGCCATGCTCGTTGAATGTCTGCGTGATGTCCTGAGCGATGGCGTCAATCGCCGCCTCGCAAATGACGGCGGGTTCATGGTTTATCTCGCCCAACCGGCGTTTCAGTTCTTCCACCAGAAGGCAACAATCGCCTCTGGGGCTGAACAGTGGCATGAAGTGCTTGTGCAACCATGTGTCCGGGTTATCGCAGACCATGCGCGTGAGCAGCAGGTTCACCGTGGCGATTTTGTATTCGCCCAGTTCATCCGGGTTGTCGCCGTCATCTTCAAACAGGCAGTCCACGTTCCGATAGCCGCCCGACTTCCACACCGCTTGATGACAGGAGCCGTCGTCAAGGGTCAGGTTGATGGTGGCGGTTTGGGTGGGTGCGGCTCCGGCGATGAAGTTGCCGAACGCTTTTTGGATGGCTTCCCGCACGTTGATGCGGCTCTTGTGCTTCGGCGCAACCAGCAGGTTGACATCCGAACAGGATAACTCGAAGTTGTGCGGTTCGAGTCCGGTTGATTTCAGTTCAGTGATTTTCATTGTTTCGCTTTCGTTTCTGGTTTCGTTGGAATCCACACCACGGCCCGGCGCACGCCGAACTTCTTGGCCGCAGCATGGTCATTAAAGTAGATGTCTATCCGGTTGTCAAACCGTTTGGCGAGCCGGTCGGTCACGATGCGCGTGCCGATGCCCTCAATGTGAATCTTGGTTCCGAGCGGCACCCGGCGCGGCCCGGCGCAGGTCACACCTTCGACTGGGGGTTTGCCGTTCGCGGCCAGTCCGCAGGCGTTCGGCCCACAGCATAGTTTGCAGGCGCAGTAGGCGGTGATGACAAGGTTGGTGAACATGGCTTTAGCCTCCGGTTGGAAACGCCGCCGCCCCGGTGTGCGACAATCCCACGAGCCGTGGAGTGTAGCCTTTCGGCGTTCCGGGGCGGACGGCAAATTGATTCGTATTGTCGCACGCGCTGAACATAACACTTTAACCAATTGCGTCAATCAGTTCCTGCCCGAGTTGGCGGACGTATCGCCGGCAGATGCGCCGTCCGAGAGCCGCCTGCCGGTCGGTCAGGTCGTTCTGACTGGCGAGTGACCTGCTAATGTAGGCGTCCACCATGTTAAATCCGCAACCGTCCAGACGCCTTGCGCCGTCACACACCGCCGCCAGTTCGCGCAGGCCCCGATGGATGGACTGTCTCTGCGCCGTGGTAATCAGCAGGCCCTCGGCTTCGAGTTGTACCCGGGTGCCGTTCTGAGGCGCGTGCGGCACCAGCACCGGCTCGGCTACCTTCAACGGGCCGGGCTCGTCGTCAAGGGCTTGGTCAATGATGGTTTGCTTGTCAACGATAATTCCAATCATGCGGGCGTCCAGTGACCCGGGCACCAACCAATGCTTCACCAATACGTTTCCGCGCTGCCCCAGCCGATGTGCGCGGTCTTCGCATTGAGACATCTTGGCCGGGTTCCAGTCCAGTTCGGCAAACCCGACCATGTTGGCCGCTTGCAGATTCAGGCCCTCGCCGGCTGCCCGAATCGAGCCGATGAACAGGCGGCAGGCCGGGTCGGTTTGAAACCGTTGCACGGCGTCGTCACGGTCGGCTTGGGACGTTGCGCCGGTCAGCAGCACGGCTTGTTTCTCGAATGCGGCGTGGAGCGCGTTCAGAACGTCCAGGTGATGCGCGAATACGATTATCTTGTCGGCCTCGTCTAAGTCCTCGCGTATGGCTTCGATGAGGGCAGGCAGCTTGGCAACGGCGGTGTCGTGGCGAACCTTGGCGATCTCGCGGAACGCCACGGACGCATCCGACCGGAACCGGGCGACGGCCTTGGCAAAGTCACCGTTGTCCTCGCTGGCCTTGGCAAGTTCAAGCTCGGCCTGTATCCGCATGAGTTGCGCCTCATGCCTGGCCCACGTTTCCTTTTCGGCTCGCAACGCATCCTCGGTTCCTGCCGGTTCGAGTTCAACCAGCACCCGGGTCTTGGGCGGCAGTTCGGCCAGCACATCCCGTTTCATGCGGCGAATCATTAGCGTGCTGCGGAGTACTCGTTGCAGGTCGGCAAGGTTGGACGCTCCGCTGGTGACGTAGCCCCACCGCCCTCTATGGCCCCCGCAGTACCGGGCGGCGTAGCGGTAGAAATTCGGCCATTGTTTCGGGTCAAGGAAATGCAGCGTTGTCCACAGTTCATCGGGCCGGTTCTCTATAGGGGTGCCGGTCAGGGCCAGCTTGCGTTTTGCCACCAAGCCCGGTTCGACTTGCTCGCCGTGTTGCTGCGCGCGTTTGCTTGGGGTGTGGCCGATGATGGCTTTGGCCCGGGCGGTATTGCGGTTTTTGATTTGATGCGCCTCATCAAGCACAACCAAATCCCACGTTCTGGCCCGCAACCGTTCGCGGTGCCTGGTCACGATGTCGTAGTTAATCACAACCACGTCCGTTTCCGGGAATTCGGCTCCGCTGGCAATCCCGATGGACATGGGCCGGGCCAGCCACTTTTCGGCCTCGCGCGACCAGTTGGTCTTGAGGCTGGCCTTGGTGACAATCAGCACGTTCTGAACCGCCGGGTCGGCATTGATGACGCCAAGGGCCTGAATCGTCTTGCCAAGACCCATTTCATCCGCAATCAGGCAGGCCGGTTTGTCCTTGGCAAAGGCGATTCCGGCGAGCTGGAACGGCATGTATTGGCATCCGTTCCCGGCGGGGATTTCAAGGTCGGCGGTGGTGGCCTTGGACGCGGCAAGGGTTTGCTCGCGGTTGGCGGCGTCCGGCACCGGCTGCCACCATTGGACAACCCATTGTCCGCCGTCGGCTTTGGTGATGGCGATGCCGGCGGATTTCAGGTCGGACTTGTAATCCGTCCACGCCCGCCAGAAGTCGGCCTCGGGCCGGGCGGTTCGCAGCAGGCGCGGGCCGTGCTTGGTGAACACCTCACGCGGCGCAGACCAGTCGGCAAGGGCTTCAATGAACGTGGTCATGGCGTCCTCCGCACGCGCCACACCGCCACGACCCGGCCATTGGCCTCGGGCCGTTGACTGGGCCGATACCCGACCCGCTCAATCCGTTTCTCGGCCTTGAGCTTGGCGAACAGCACGCCGTAGAGTTTCAGGTTGGCCGGTTGTTCCGTGACCAGTCCATGCACGTCGTCGGTGCTGAACTCGCATCCCCCGACCCGGGCGAGGACAACCGGAGCCTGTTCGTTAACCCAGGCGCGGTCTAGTAATGATAGTTGCGTTGGCATTGGTATTCGTAGTGTTCATCCGTGTTATTCTTTCAGCAGTGTTCCTTGCGCCGAGCGTTTGCCTCTTGGCGCATACTTTGGCGTTGGCGAGTAGTTGAGCTTGATGACTCCGGTCTCCGCAAGGCTCGCCGCCGCCTCCCGCATCTTGTCCAGTTCCTCTTTAATCGTTTCCGCCGGCGGTGGTTCCGGGCGTGGCAGCCTGAACTCGCCGCACGCTCGCTGGTTCACGTCCACTCGCGGGTAGCGCGTGAAGCCCGAGGCGAATACGGTGGGGGGGTATCGGTAGCACTCCCCCGGTGGCTAAAAATGCTAACATTGGCAGCATGTTTTCATGGGCGGATTTTGGTTCGGTTCGGTTTGCATGACAAGCATTAATTGCGGCTTCGAGACAAGCCGCGCTCGCGCGCTAACACCTCGGCCACGGTGTAGTTGGGCCGGAGCATTTGCGACGTGGACAGGTAGTTCAGGTTCAGCAACACCCCGTTGCGCATATCGCCTACCGGGATTGACAGGCGGTCGTGGAACATTCTGCCGCCGTAGCCGGTCACTCTCTGGCGCAGTTCCAGGGTCAGAACGGAGCGGTTCGGGCGTTGCCCGAGCCGGATGCCGCAGTCCGGCGCGGGCAGACGCACGAGGATGTCATCCAGCAGCACACCGCTTCGGCTGGCGACGGGCTGGCCGACGTATTCGACCAGCACGTTCCACAGCGGCAGGCGGATGCGGTTGTAGGCGTAGTTCAGGCAGTTGCGTTCCCAAACGCGCTGCTGGATTTGCGGCATGGCGGCAATCATGGCTCAGTACCCCTGCTGGATTGCGTACCGGCGCAGTTTCCGCATGTAGGTGTTGGCCTCGGCTTCGGCAACGCGCTTTGCGAGTTCCATTTCCTCGTAACCTGGCCTCGGCAGCAAAGCAATGAATCCAGACGCAAGATTTAATGACAAGAACAGAGTTTCTGCTTCGAAGGCGACTCGTTTAATCGTGTCAAAATCACTGCTATACTCAAGTACGACGCGGTACTCTGTCCAGTCGTGGCCACCGCAGATGAACACCTCAACCTTCCTCGGGTTCGACTTAGACGGTTTGTTGCACCAACCCAAATCGCAGCGTGCAATCGGCACATGCGAGCCGTGGGTTAGTCCGTTCATCTTCACCGCCATCTTGTAGATTTCAGCGTTGTCTAGTTCTCTTATTTTCATTGGTTCTCGTTTCCTTTCGTTCACTCGTTCGGTTTGTATTGGTTCACATACTGCCACAAGCGCAGGGCCGGGACAAACCCGTCATGGTACACCTCGCGCCAGTCCGTCTCATGCTCGCACCACCGCCACTTGCCAACCTCCTCAGGACTAGTCGAAATGTAGCAGTTGGCCGTGCGAATGGTCTTTCTGGCGTTGTCCCGCGCCAAAGCCGCCGCGTAGGCGGACAGTTGCATCACGTGGTCAGGCCAGGCTTTGGCCGGGAGACGCTTAGTCGTTTTCCAGTCCACGACTAATAGACCGTCCTGGGTTTCCAGTACCAGGTCTGTCATCCCAGCATAGCCGTCACCAACCAGCACCGTCTCGGTGGCGTGAACTCGGCCACGGCAGGACATGGACGCAATCGCCTCTCTGGCGTATTGGTAGGCCAGGTCGTCAACGACCGGCCCGCCGGACACACCCTCGGCGCAGGCCGCGTGTATCCGCGTGCCCAAGTCCGCCGCCGCGTCCCGCTCCTGCTCATGCACCTTCTCAACCGCTAAGACTCGGTGGACGAAGGCGTCATCCGCCTCGCCGTCGTTGCGCGGGGTGGTCATCACGGCCAGCACCGCTTGCTCGACCTGCCAGGCGAATAATTCCGGCTTGGCCAGCACGCGCAGGACAGTGGTCACACTCGGGAGCGCGTTGACCTTCCGTGCGTCCCGCAGCGTCACCGGGCGCATCTGTCCGGCCCGAGCTTTGTCGGCGTAGGGCACCTCGAAAAACGGTGTGCCGTCCGGCAGATACCAATGCGCCGATTGGTTCGTTGAAAGTCGTGCTACCGTGCTCATGCTACCTCCAGCGAGTTCAGGGTTATGCCCTTTGCCTTTCGCGTGACGTAGGCCACGACCTCGTTATGTTTGAGTGCCTCGGCGGACTTTCCGAGAGCGTCGTCAAATGTGTTCGCCCACACACCGCCAATCTTCACCCCGTAGAGTGTCCAAACGCCCTTCTTGCTCTGTCCGGTCTTGGTGGACACCGCCTCGAGTACTCCGCGCAGTTCCTCGCCAGCGTCAACTTCGGCCTCGGGCTCGCCCGATTCGCGCAATGAGAACCGTGCAATCCGCTCCGCCAGTTCCTTCATTTGCCGTACGGTTCCCGGGACGTGTTGCAGCGCAATAGACTCAATTTCATCATGCGCCCCGAGCATCCCGTTGACGCGGAAATAGGCCGTCACGGTGTCCCGATTCGCGCCTCCCACTCCGGCTTGCAGGGCGTCAATCATTTTGACGCGACTGGCGGCGGTTGCGGTCGGCTTCTCGACCGGCGCAACCGGCTTCTCGACCGGCGCAACCGGCTTCTCGACCGGCGCAACCGGCTTCTCTAGCGGACGTTCGGGCAGGTCGTGTGGCATCTCCTCAGCCGGGGTTGCTTCGTATCCGGCCAACGACATAATGAACCCGAGCGGCATCCGCAGGCACTTGGCGGTTGCCCGCGTCTGCGCCATGCTCCGCAGCGCGTAGTCGTCGCGCTTCGCCCATGCGCTCTCTGTGCGCAGGCATTGGGCTTCTGCCGCACCAATGATTGCACCGCTGATGGTTCGGGCTTCCACCCGCGCTTCCCAGCCATGCTCGACTGGCCGTGACCACACCAGCACCGGGAATACCCCGAGCATGGAGCCGAGGAGTGTCCACGCCTCGCAGCGCGGGTACTCTTTGCCCTTGATATTCGACAACAGCCCTTGCTTGGCAACGACTTCTTTTAGCGCGGTTGCCATGCCGGTTGCACGCTCGATTATTTCTGTGGGCTCAGCCGTTCGGAACAGGCCGACCGGCGATTGTGGGATGGTGGCGACTGTGGTTTCCGGCCCCGCCACCGTGAGGGCCATTGTTTCGTTTTGCGTTGTCATTGTTTCGTTTTGCGTTGTCATTGTTTCGGTTCAAACCAACGCCGGAGTTCCCGGCGCAGCTTGGCCCGGCTGTACTCGTCCGGGGCTTTGCGCATTTCCTCCGCCACCCGGTCAAGCGCGGCGCGGATGTATTTGTCCATCAGAAGCTGAACACCCTCTGGATTGGTTTTGTGCTTTGGCATCGTGTCCTCCTAATGGTTCGCCTGTACGACACACCCGCTGCTCACGGTCTTGCCAGCGTCTATCGTGGCCTTCCACTCGACCCGCGCCCACCGCTCCAATGTCGCCCCGCCGCCGACCTTAGCATTATGGCTGACGTAGGCTCCGTGGAGCAGGATGCAATTAGCAGCAATGTCAGACTTGTCTCCGATATACACATAATTCCCAACCTTCGTTCCCGCGCCAATGCTGGCATGTGGCCCTATTTCGCACCCCTCGCCAATAGTGACGTTATCGCTGACAAGGGTCTCATTGTAAAGTGCTACGCTTTTTCTGATGTTGGAAAAGCTGCCAACTTTTACTGCCTTTCCGATATAGCAACCGTTCGCGACGGAGCATGATTGTTCAATATCCGCATCTTCGAGAACGTGACAAAATTCGCCAATCCTGGACAAAAATCCGACCCGAGCATACGCGGACACCTTTGTCCACTTGCCAACCGTAGCCCCGGCCTCAATCTTCGCTCCGCCGCTTATTATTGTGTGTGCACCGATTCGTGCCATAGGATGAATGACAGCTTCTGGGTGTATGTTTATCCGCTGCCGGTTAAGCTCGCGCTCCAGTTCCTCTCCGGCAAGCTGACGCCACGCGCCGTCAACGTGCAGCGTCATCCGCCGTTCCTGTTCGTTTGTTTGCATTGCTTCGTTTCCTTTCTCTTTGGTTCTCGTTTGGTTCCGTTCTCTAAGCTGCCTTCTGGGATGGTTCCGCTTCCACCGTCGCTCTGGGATGAATAACCGTTCCGTCCGGGACAACTGCTCCGGGATTGATTGTCGCCATAAAACCGATATAGACCCCGTTGCCGATTTTCGCGCCCTCGCCAATCGTTGCCCCGTGCCTGATGGTACAATAGTCCCCGACCTTCGCCATTTCTTTGATTCTGACGGAATCGCCAATCACACATTCATCCCCGATAATGACGTGCGTGCCGATTCGATTGAGTCTCCCGATTTCCGTTCCGTGTCCGACCTGCGAGTCGTCAATGTGAACAAGGTCGCCCAATTCCGTGTTGTGCCCGATGTCTGAATTGTAAACGGTGCAATCGCGGCCCACCACGACGTTCTCTGCCAGCACCGTCCCGTCGCCAATGTGCGACCGGGTGCCGATTTGAACGCATTTTCCGATGTCCGCCGCGTAGCCGATGCGGACACCGTATTCGATAGCTGTTTCCTCGCCAATCTTGGCCTCCTGTTCGACTATTATCCTGCTCCGGCCAAAGTGCTTGTGAAGTTCATCGCCAGACAGGCGCACGTATTGTCCTCCGCGCTTAACTGTGATGTCTTTATAGTATGCTCGTTTCATCTTCGTACTTTCGTTTCAACCGTGTTTCGTTTCGTTTTCGTTTCGCCAGGCAACGCTAGCTTGCCTCTCTTTTACTATACCAACGTGAACTTGTCAATAGCTTTCACAAACTTTTCCAAACTTTTTTTTGGCCCGATTGGCATAACCTTTGCTACACCTTCCAGCACCCCGGAAACCCATGCCAGACCCGCCACGAATGTCAGCAACTCCGATGCCAACCTGCCGGAGCGCAATACCGAACTTCTGCCGCCCCCCCCGGCAATCCGAGTTCCGACCCGGTAGGCCCTCCCGGTCGCATAGGGGGGGTACTAGACCCCCACCCTCTCCGCTGGTAGCCTCCTGGATAATCGGCAAACTTTTCCGCCGCCGGCCAGGGAGTCAGCCCGCCCGCCGACCCGGAACGTCCACCCGCCGGCCAGACCCCGACCCGCCCCAGGTCGCCACAGAACCACCCGCCCGGCAGCATGGGAACCCGCCCAAGCAACCCGCAGCCCGCGCAATCCAATCCGTTGCACTTACCCACACGCATAAATCCAATCCACCAAACTATCAGCCTTCTGGGGTATGCTTCTGAGGGCCTTCTGGGCCACCTTCTGCCCCACCCCGTCAACCGGCAAATCCTAAGCCTCACCCTTACAAGCCCCAAAAGCCGCCCACCACATAGGCAAGGAAACAGGACAAGCACGCCATAGACTCGCAGACTATGCGGTTCACATGCAACTTCGCAATCCCTGGCCTATACGTTGCACATGCCACTTGCCAGTGTCGGAAAACCTTACACAGTTTTTACAGGCCCCCTTGGCGACCCCGGGCCTGGCGCGGGCTTGGCGGGCGGGGCGGCCCCGGCGGACCTGGACTGGCGGCCCCAGTGCTCTCGGCCCCCATCT